TGCTTTCACTTCTGGCTCAAGGTAACACTGGTGCAGAGATTCTTTCAATTCTGAATGCACTCGTTGCTGATAATGTGAGTAGTTTCGATTATATCGAGTCGCCACTGATTGAGTCTATTCTTGGTATTTCTACTCTGGACTGATATAACTCACTCACTCTCAAACAAATCAAATGATCGAAACCTACAACTTCACTGGCGATGCTGTAACCTACCTAGGTGCAGTTGGTGTAATTGCTACCACAATTATTTTAATTACCGTCTTCAAATCATTTTACAATTCTCCATTAAACAAATGAGAATTAAGTTTCCACATATTGCACCTGAAGGTTATCATTATGAGACTGAAAAGTTTAAGACCAATGTTATTCGCGTTGTGCTCTGTTGTGATCGCATATTCTGTTACAATGAGGGCAAATCAGTTAGAACAGTCTGGGGGTTTGTTGATACCAAGAGTGGACAATTCTTTCGCCCCATTAACTATAAGAAACCAGGAAAGGTAATTAGTGGAGATGTGAAAGATGAGACTACTGCTTATACATCTATGAAGAAACCTAAACTATCAATTATTGAGCAATGTATGGTATAATTAAGATATAATAAAATGTGTTAAAAAATGTATTTGTAAGTGTTAAATAGTGATTATTATTTGATGATTAAGGCAGCAATTAAATGCTCATAGTTGTTGTCTCTAAAGCAGCAATTAAATGCTCATAGTTTTGGTGATGTAAGCCTGCACTCTATCAGCATTCTCCAGAAATGTCAAGACCTCGGAGACACCTCTGAGACCGTCTACAAGCATCATCAAATCCTTGACAATCGAATCCCTTTCGGTTATACTGTAAACACAATCACAGGTCCTTCCAATGACTACTTACACCAGAATCAGCAGCATCGAAGAAGAAAGTGTGCAATTACTCGATGATATTTTTGAGAGTGATAAGTGTGCTGAGAGTATCTGTCTAAGGGATCTAGTTGAGTGGGCAGGGTATAATCCTATTACCGTAAGCAAACAAGATCTAGCACAGTTGATTGTATACTCCGAGGACAAACTTCGTGAGTTATGTGATATCTACTATGACGTTGTTGAGTGATACCAAGGTGTTTGAGTTTTGTTAACATAACTCGTCAAATAAGGGGGGGTTTTGTTAACATAACTCGTCAAATAAGGGGGGGTTATGTTAACAAAACTATGAGACCACTTAAATACAATCATCTTGGTGAAATGCGTATTATACGTGTTACTCACCGTGCGTCTAAACTTATCATACCAATGCAAAATCTAATGCAGAAACTTGAAGAGTCAGGACGTGATAGTGTGGGGGAGTTGATATCAGTCTTTGAGCATATGTCTGAGGAATTGTGACAGTGGTATTCAAACCTAAGTATCACACACCAGGTGTCACAGTGCGTATCAGAGTACCGGAGTATTATCACGATCAGATAGCATCAGTGTTGGAGCGAATTGATAGAATGTCCCCAGAAAAGGGCAGACACGTATTAAACAAGTTTCTTACTTATCTAAACTCTTTAGAGGTCTAATCATGAGCAAAAGTGAATTCGTGCCATTGCCAGTGTGTGATATCACAGTCTATGAAAGTATCATGCAGGTTGACAATCAGTGCCGTATGCAGTATAATGTGAGAGCAGTGGAATTGGAAGAGTTTGATGATCTGAGTGTCAGTGCAGAGGTGTTAATCTATGCGTGAATCTATATGCGTGTAAGCATCAGTGAATGACAGGTATTTGATGCCCTTCGATGTTGATGGCGGGCGGCGGTGCGTTCATAAAAAAATGGGTCCTTCTAAGCTATAAAACTTTGAAAACGCGAGCTCGATATGACTCCCTATAAAATAAAAAAATCCCCGCCATATTGGAATTTCTGGAAGGTCATTTTAGCAGGATGGATAATTCGATATCCAAAAAATTTTTTGAATATTTTTTTGTTTATTTTTGCTGTGGCACTTGTGAGATTTCTGAGATGAATATATAAAATTGAAAATCGGATATTCCTATGGATTACACTGCAGAATTTAGATACAATTCGGAAAAAGATGAATATTACATCTACATTCCCCCCGAGTTGCAAGAAACTCTCGAATGGCAGGAAGGAGACATTCTCGACTATACCTTTGAGAGTGACAAATTGATTATCGAAAACATCTCCCTATAAAATTTTTTTTCAAAATTTTTTTTCAAAATTTTTTATGTCAAAAACCAATTCTCTGTATCATGTATATTCTTCAAGTCCCGGCACGAAGGTGCTTGCACATAGTTTGACATATCAACAACTACTTGAGAAAATCGCACAGGAAAATTTAGATCTAGAATCTGTTGAGATTTTAGAAATACTCCCAGACAAATATAAAGAAGATCCATCATATTGACAAATACTAAATAAGACGTTAAAATTGTAAAGTTACTCTGACATTTTTATGGCAAAAGGATTCACTGTATTGGCAAATACGCCAAAAGAAAAGAATAAGGATGAGTTTGATATTGAAGTTGCAAAGGAAATGATTAAGGGCAAGTCAATTGTCTTTTGTCTTCCAGGCCGTGGTTGCTCCTATATCTTTCTTAAAAATTTCGTGCAACTGTGCTTTGACTTGGTGCAGGTTGGTGCAAGTATACAAATCTCTCAAGACTATTCTTCAATGGTCAACTTTGCCCGTTGCAAGTGTCTTGGTGCAAATGTATTAAGAGGACCAAATCAACAACCTTGGGATGGAAAACTTGAATACGACTATCAGTTGTGGATTGATTCTGATATTGTCTTCGATACCGAAAAGTTTTATCGACTTGTCTATCATGACAAGGATATTATGTCAGGATGGTATTGCACTGAAGATGGTCAAACAACTTCTGTTGCACATTGGTTGGAGGAAGATGACTTCAAGAATAACGGTGGAGTGATGAATCATGAAACATTGGAATCAATGCCCAAGCGTAAGAAGATTTTCACTGTAGATTATACTGGTTTTGGTTGGGTTTTGATTAAGAAGGGTGTGTTTGAGAATCTTGAATATCCTTGGTTTGCTCCAAAGATGCAAAGATTCAATTCTGGTGAAGTGCAAGATATGTGTGGTGAGGACGTATCCTTCTGTTTGGACGCAAAGGAAAAAGGATTTGAAATTTGGTGTGATCCTACAATTCGTGTGGGACATGAAAAGACTCGTATCATCTAAGGTAAACTATGTCAAATCGTAAATCACTGAGTGGATCGTCAGGTGTTGAATCTCATCCCAAAAATACTCGACAGGGTAATGGGAAGAATACAAAATACTCTGATACAAGCAGAAATAAGGCACGAAAACCTCGTAGAGGACAAGGAAAATAATCTCTCAAAGCATCTGGAAGTTTTTCTAGGTGCTTTTTTTAAGTCTTATAATTAACTTTAAAGTCTTATAATTAACTTTAAAGTCTTATAATTAGAAAGGGCGCTCGCTTCTCTCTAAGCAACTCGAAAAAATCCAATTAGAAGCAAAAAAATGGGAAAACCAGCAGACAGAGACTCAAATTACATGCAAAGTCAATGGGGCACAACTCATTTGATTACTGATTATGGAGCACCGAGAATGCTTCGTGAAATAAATCATGATGATATGACTCCAAAAAGACATGATTTTCATATTCAAAAAGAAATTCATGAGAAAATTCGCAATGATGATGACTATGATGATTGGGAATATGGCACAGAGCCTATTTTTGGCATATAAATAAGTCAGTATTTGTATATTTTTGTGGCATTAGAGAATGTTTCTAGGTATTTTAAGGATGTGAGCCTTTCTTTTAAGGCTCATCCGATTACTCATGACATTTTAACGCTCACAAACGTAAATGCGATTAATAGATCATTAAGAAATTTAGTTTTGACTCTGATGGGAGAGAGACCTTTTAACTCTCTTCTTGGTACACAATTAAGTTCATCTCTATTTGAAATTCTAGACACCAGAGTTACATCATCAATTGAGTCTGAAATTAGAAATGTGATTACTAACTTCGAACCAAGAGTTGAAATAAACACAATTAATGTTACTCCAGATTTCGATCAGGATTCATATGATGTATTAATTGATTACAATATCGTAGGAGCAACAATTGCTCCACAAAGATTAAATTTTGTACTCCAGACGGTACGATAGATGCCACAGATAAATTTTTCAAATTTAGATTTTGATCAGATTAAGATTTCGATTAAAGATTATCTAAGAGCAAATTCAGATTTTACTGATTTTGACTACGAAGGATCTAATTTATCTGCAATTATCGATATTTTAGCATACAATACTTACTTGAATTCCTTTAACGCAAACATGATTGCAAATGAGGTTTTTATTGATAGTGCAACTCTCAGAGAAAATGTAGTCTCTCTTGCACGTAATATTGGTTATGTACCTAGGTCAAAGACCTCTTCAAAGGCATTTGTTTCTTTTATAGTCGATACATCAGGAGCATCAATACAACCTCTTACACTGACACTCAAAGCAGGTGTGTGTGCAGTATCAAATGTATTTGGATCAGAAAGTTATACATTTTCAATTCCAGAAGATATTACAGTACCTGTTGTTAATAGAATTGCTAGTTTTAATGATATTCAAATTTATGAAGGATTCTTAATTACTCAAACATTTACATATAATTCAGCACTTTACAATCAAAGATTTATATTAAACAATAACGGAATTGATACTTCTACTCTTAGAGTTAAGATAAGAAATAGTGCAACTGATGCAACGACATATACTTACAATTTAGTTGATAATATCTCAAACGTAAATTCTACAAGCAACATATTCTTGATTCAAGAAATTGAAGATCAAAGATATGAAGTATTGTTTGGAGATGGCACCTTTGGCAAGAATCTTCAAAATGGTAATATTATCTCAGCAACATACATTGTAACGAATGGAAAACTTGCAAATGGAGTTTCTTCCTTTTCTTTCTCCGGAAAAATAGTTGATAACAATCAACAAACCGTAAATATTGGCATATCTAATTTAGCAACAACAATATCATCTTCTGGTGGTGATGATATTGAGAGCACATCTTCAGTTAGAAATTATGCACCTCGCACATATTCAACTCAGAATCGTGCAGTAACCTCCAGTGATTATGAAGCTTTGGTGCATAAAATTTTTCCAGAAGCAGAATCTGTATCCGCATTTGGTGGCGAAGATTTATCTCCACCACAATATGGAAAAGTATTCATTACCATCAAACCCAAAAATTACAATTATATCTCCGATTATACTAAACGATCAATAATCAAGGATTTAAAGAAATATTCAGTTGCTGGTATTATTCCACAAATTACAGATATAAAATACTTATTCGTTGAGATTACTTCTTCAGTATACTACAACTCAAATTTGACAAATTCTGTAGATACTTTAAGAACCAATATTACAAACTCTTTAAACACATATGCAAAATCTGCAGATGTGAATAATTTTGGTAGCAGATTGAAATATAGCAAATTACTTAAAGCAATTGATGATGTTGATTCTGCTATTACTTCAAATATAACTCTTGTAAAAATGAGAAGAGATTTGAGAGTTGTATTAAATACCTTTGCAGATTATGAAATATGTTTTGGTAATTCATTTCATCTCAAGTATGATGTCAGTGGTAATAAAACTCCATTTAATATAAAATCGAGTGCATTTCAATTAGATGGAATATCTGGAGATTTATATCTCTCAGATTATCCAGATCCATCCAATAATCAAAAAGGAACAATTTTTGTATTTAAGAAACTATCCGATACCGAATATCAGATAGTTAAAAGATCTACAGGAACAATTGATTATTCAAAGGGAGAGATTATTTTAAGTCTATTAAATATAGTATCAACTGAAATATCAAATCCAACAAATATTATTCAAATTGAAGCAGTGCCAGAATCAAATGATGTTATTGGATTGCAAGATTTATATTTACAAATTGATATGAATAATACATCTATAACTATGATTCCTGATACAATCTCTTCAGGAACAGATACTTCAGGATATTCTTATTCAAGAACTTCAAGTTTTTCTAACGGATCAATAACAAGGTAATATGATAGAAACTAGGACCTCTGCAAAAATTGTAGTCGAAGGGCAAATCCCAATTTTTCTTCAAGAAGAATATCCAAACTTTGGACCGTTCTTAAAGCAGTATTATGAATCCCAGGAGTATTTCTCTTCACCTTTAAATATTGTCAAAAATATTGATCAGTTGTTGAAGGTTGGCACTTATACCTCAGAAATAATTAATTCAAATTCCACAACTATATCACAATTTGCTGATCTGAATGACACCACAATTTATGTGGAAAATACTTCCGGTTGGCCAGAAAGATTTGGTTTATTTAAAGTCAATGATGAAATTGTCACATATACATCCATAGGCAGCACTTTCTTTGATGGGTGTATAAGAGGATTTAGTGGAATTACCACATACAGTTATTTGAGTAACTCAAATCAATTAGCATTTGAAACTACTGGTATTCAAACTCATGCTGTAGGTGAAAAAGTTGAAAATCTAAGCACATTATTTTTAAAAGAGTTTTTAACAAAAATTAAATCGCAATATGCGC